TACCGCACAAAATGGAACAGATTATCAGGTATATACTGTTGTTATTACGCTAGAAAGAATCCCTCCGCAGCCGGTGACAGGTTTGACAGCGGAGGCAATCTCCTTGGCAGTTAAGCTCACATGGGATCAATCAACTGACAGTTCAGTTATTAAGTACAACATCTACCGGGCATTATCCTCTACCGGAACATTCGCGAATATAGCCACAATATCTGGGGCCACTACAACAACTTATATAGATAAACAGATAACAGAAGGTATCTCCTACTATTACCGCATTACAGCTGTTGATCAATACAGCACTGAAAGTTCTCAGTCCGATTATGTCATCTGCATACCGATGGGAGATTTGGAAAGCCCTATAGTAACTAAGATAGAGCCGGTATCTGGGGGAAGTTATAGCAAAAGCATTAACTTACTCGGTTCCGCAACGGATAATGTAGGCATATATTCTTTTACATTCCAATATTCTACGGATGGAGCAATTTGGAATGATATAGCGACTGTCACCAAAGCGAATTCTGTCAAGAAATTTGAGTATAATTTCGATTTGAGCAATTTGCCAGAAGGTGTAATCTACGTTAGAGGCATAGCGCGTGACTTCGCGGGTAACGAAAGTGATCCGTTAGGATTAAATTCGATAGTTATGTACACGATAGATAAAACGCCTCCGACTGCGCCTTCAGGATTCTCAATCACACCATATGTGGATTTCATCGTGCTGTCATGGGATAAGCCAACCGATGATGTGTCTCATTACGTTGTTTATCGAGCCACATCAGAAGATGGGGATTATTCCGTCATAAACGGCAATGTCAAAACGTCTTCATATAATGACCTTGCCGTGGATATTTCAAAACAATATTATTATAAAATATCGGCGGTTGATTTCGCAGGAAATGAAAGTGCTTTAGTTGGGCCGATTACCGCCGCTTTCATTCCAGATACGATGCCACCGATAATTATCAGCGTTAGTCCCGGCCCCGGATCAACGGTTGCGGTCAACCCGAAAATTAGCGTAAAAGCAACCGATAATCTTGGTATATCGACGATACGCCTGTACTACAGTGATTCTGGGACATCTGATTGGCAAACAATCGGTTCAAAATCATTCACAGAAAAAACCGTCGTAGCGAGCTTCGATTGGAATACAGCGTCGCTCGTGAGTGGAGATTATGACATTCGGATTGAAGCAACTGATAAGGCGGGTAATTCGGCCACACCAATTATTTTTAAGTACATATTGGACGTAACGCCTCCTCAAGCCCCGGTATTAACGGTTACACCCAAGGGCTGGGAGATCGACTTAACTTGGACTTCGGGAGGAGAAAGCGATCTTAATAGATTTATGGTATACCGGCAGGATTCAGGCTCCGGTGAATTCATATTGATTAAGTCAACGACAGAATTAAGCTATAACGATGTGCCATTAGATCCTGCCAAGAGCTATTCTTATAAAGTTGAAGCATATGACAAAAGCGGCAATTTTAGCACAAGCGAGATTGTTGAGAATGTCAAACCTTTAAATATTGACACAATTAAGCCGATTGCTGACGCGGGAACCGGTACAATTGGCGCGGTTGGGCATACTATAAGCTTTGACGGAAGTTTGTCAAGAGATAATGACAGCATAGCTTCATATACGTGGGATTTTGGCGACGGCGCTATAGGATCAGGTGTAAAAACCACTCATTCTTACACCGAAGCGGGAACATATAGCGTGACGCTTAAAGTTACTGATCCTTCGGGAAATGTAGACACAGATTCTATAAGTGTAATCATATATCCTTATAATGATATTGGCACAATTAAGGTAACTGTCCTTGACAACTCAACAGGACGACCAATACCCGGAGCTTACGTTTATATCGACTTGCCTAACGACGCGACCCGTCAGTTCACCGCTGATCCCTCCGGCGTTGCCACAATAGTCGCGTTGCCAGGTAACTACAATATCTCCGCATACCAGACTGGTTATATCCCTGCTGAGGTTAATTTAAAGATTGAAAAGGACGTAACAAATTACGGCACAATAAAAATATCTAAAAATGATCTTGTGATCTCGAACATATCCGTTCATCAAATGACCGTTGATGAGATTGCCGATGTAGGCATTGATGTAAACGCGCCGGAAAATCAGTATGTCTATAGCTTTCAAATTCATCTTGAATTTGAACGGATGCCACTTCCTGTTGAATATTTGTACATTAACGGTAATGGCATCGCTTTTGATTATGAATCCGGCAAACCAACGCCTGGGACTCCCGGTTCAATAAACTTCGGCGGCGGTACGGCGACTCCAACAATAATATACTCCGATCATCCCGAAGTGCCGCCGACTATCGCTTATATTGTTGTGCCAGGTTCTGTTTCATGGCTTAAACAGTTTTTTGAAATCGGACTGGTTATGCAGAATATGGCTGACCCACAGTTTGTGATAAGAAATACTACGGTATCACTAAATGTACCCAGCGGGCTTAGTTTCGTTCCCAGTGATTTATCCAGTTCGACTACTGTCAATATTGGCGACTTTGCCGGAGGGGACGCATATGGGCTTGCTTGGGTTCTACGCGGAGATTTAGCTGGTGATTATGATGTGTCAGCCAATTTCACCGGAACCCTTATGCCGTTTAAAGCTCCAATAAATATCAAGTTGAAATCAGAGGGGAAGGTTACCGTCAGCAAAGATTCCGGCCTACATATCTACGCGATGGTTGAATCCGCAGCATATATCGGGGAACCTTATTATGTGCAGTTCGCGCTAGTAAATGAATCTTCAAGACCGATTTACAATGTGCAAACGACTTTCGGCGCTTACACGTTGCCAAACCCCAAAGAAGAAGTGATTGTGATCTACCCGGACGGTTCTAGAGAAAAATACACTTATGGTGGCGGCACAAGTGGCGGTGGCATTTTATTACAGGATGCCATATCACTTGACGTAGGTGATTTAAGCGGCAACACGAACGCCAACTTACCACCTTTGAATCCAGGGGACACGATAAAAGGTACAACCCTCTATCCCGGTCAGACAATATACGGCACCTATATTACGGAAATAAGCGCCGGCGACGACCCTGATGAATACTATTATGTGTTAAGAAATGCTTTCGTAGTAGGATCAGGTGATTATATTCCTATTACTCTCACCAGTATTGGCAGCCATATGTTTAAGTATAAGCTGAAGGTTGTTCCAGGGGTATCTGAGTCCATGTGGGCTGACCCGGTTGACACCGAAAGCGGCTCGCATGTAATAAATTCTGAGGCCCTTGGGGTGCTTGGCGTAACCCAACTTACTTTTGATTTGGAGTATAACTCAGGGCTAATATACCAAGTGGATCAGTTAAAGAAAGCATATGAGCGGACTCCTTTCCCAGCAATCGCGCAGCTTGGGAAAACATCATTGGGTAAAGGGTGGAGCAGTAATTATGACACTTGGCTCACGGATAACTCCGACGGAACAGTGACTGTTTATTGGTCTCCATATAGCTATTCCATATTCTATAAGGGAAGTCCGAATCAAAGAATTATTTACGCGACAAAGGATGATAACGGTAATTTTATAATTTCTAGCGATCAGAACAATGCCGAGGCGACATACTATACAAACGATATGGGTATGTCAAATTATGTTCTCATAAGGCTAGCCGATGGAACCTATGCGCTCACACTCGGTAATAAGAATGGCTTTACATTCGGAAGAGACGGTCAGTTGATCGGAATGAATGATAAATCAGGCAAATCAATAACCATAAGCCATGAGAGCGATCGCCTAATTATAAGCGAACCTGCCTCGGGGCAGACGTTTATAGCGAAATATGACGAGGGTTGGCATATTGCCAGCGTTGAGGACAATATGGGCCGCGTAACTTATTTCCGATATACTGGAGACAACCTTACTTCAATTCAGTACGCAAGCGGGAAAACGGTCGACTACACATATGACAAAAATGGGTATGTCCTTACCGGCACCGACGCAAATGGTACATTCTTTACTGATACATATGATGATCAAGGGCGTGTTATCGCTCAGGATGATGGGGTTTCCACTAATGGCTTAACGAAGTTCAGCTATGATGAGACCAGCGAGTTTTGGCGTACAATCACAACCGTAACTGACAGAAACGGTAACACAAGGAAATACTGGCATAACAGATTTGGACAGCTTGTCAAAGTCGTTGATGAACTCGGAAGGATCACGACATATACATATGACAAAGACGGAAACCAGACTAGTGTTACAGACCCCAATGGCGCTACGACTGTTTATTCTTACGATAGCTTTGGCAATCTTCTTTCTACGATAGATGCTGAAGATAATACTTCTACAATGCAGTATGACGATAATAACAATCTTCTCATGGCTATAAACGCCAACGGTGAGACAATTGTTAACACATATACCGCTAACAACCTTTTGGTTGATACAACAGACCCGCGTGGTGGTAAAACGGTATACACATACACTGAAAATGGTCAGGTCAAAACGGTAATGACTCCTGGGTTGCGAATGTCTTCATTCGCATATCAAAATGGGAATCAAGCGAAAGTTACAGATTACGAAGGCAACTCTTATAGCTTTAATAATGATGCTGTCGGTCGCGTTACGTCAATAACTAACCGTGACGGTGAAACCAGTTTTATCGCTTATGATGAAGGCAATCAAATTACGTCAAAAACTGATGCTGCCGGAGGTGTGGAGAGTTATACTTATGACGCGAGAGGTAACGTGCTCACAAAGACAGATGCCCGAGGAAATGTAACTGCGTTCAAATACGACGGCAACAATAACCTGATTGAGTTGATTGACGCTCGAGGCTATCGCACCACGTATGAATACGACGGCGAAGATCGTCCGATAAAGATAACCGATGCAAAAGGTAATTCCACGTCTTACACATACGACGCCTTCGGCAATTTAACACTGACCACAAGTCCGGATGGCAAATTAACTTTCTATACATATGACGACAACAACAATGTCCTTACCGAAACGACTACTGGCCAAGGAACTAAAAGTTATACATATTATAAAACAAATAAGCTTCATACAATGACTGACGCCTTAGGTAACAAGACCGTCTATGAATACGACAAAGTCTGGCGCTTAACAAAAGTTACTTATCCAAACGGTGGTTCGACAACATATACTTATGATGCCGCCGGGAATATGTTAACAAAAATTGACGCGCTTGGTAACAAGACGACATATACCTACGACGCTGATAGCAATTTAAGTTCTCAAACTGATCCTAATGGCAATACGACTTTCTATGCATATACTCAAAACAATAAGCTAAAAGAAGCTAAAGACGCTCTAGGCAACGTCACAAAGTATTTTTATGACTCTGAAGATCGTTTAACGAAGATTACAAATGCTAAAGGGGATTCAAAATCGTTTGACTATGACCAACTTGGCCGAATAACGTCGATAACTGATGAGCTTGGTAATACCTATTCTATGGAGTACGATGCTGTTGGCAACGTCGTATCTGTTTACGATGCTGAAGGGGTTGCAATCGAGAAGACATACTACAACTCTATTAATCTCCCAACAGACACGGAAGATGCTCTTGGACGTAAAACTCAATCAGTGTATGACGAGGTCGGTAATCTTGTTGAAGTTGTGGATGCGCTCAACCAAAGCTCGAAGATTACGTATGATACAATCGGCCGAATAACAACAGTAACCGACCCGTTGGATGGCGTCAGTAAGCAGTCATTTGATGAAAGTGGTAACCTGAAAGCGATCACCGACCCAAATGGTTGTGAAACATCATTCGGATACGACATCGCTGGAAGACTGGTATCAGAAACAACTGCCATCGGAAGCAGCAAGACTTATGGCTATAACTCCCTTAGCCTTGTAGACACTTACACCAATGGGCGCGGTCAGAAGACGAGTTATAACTACGATGCAGCTGGCCGCCTTAAAAGCTTCACCGATCCAGTTGGAAGCGTCTCATTCGTTTATGACGCTAATGGGAACGTTTTGGCCGTAAATGATGAAAAAGGTACCATAAGCCGGGAGTACGACGCCCTTAACCGCGTTACGAAGTATACTGACGTCAATGGCAATACGATCAAATATTCTTACGATGAACTCGGGAACCTGACCACACTCACTTACCCAGACGGGAAAACCGTGAAATACGTATACAACGCCGCTAGCCTTCTCACTAAAGTTACCGATTGGGAGGGTCGCGTCACCAGCTACGAATATGATAAGGATCAACGGCTTGTGAAGACTGTTCGCCCCAATGGTACGATCCTTAATAACAGTTATGACGCAGCGGGTCAGCTTACGCGAAACTCCGATACCACTTCTGACGGCTCTGTAATCCGCAATGTCAGCTATGAGTACGACGCTAACGGGAACATAGTCTCAGAGAATACTGAGGGCGGTTTAAGTAACTCGATTTCTCCTGTGATGGCCAATGTGAGTATGACCTATGACATTGCGAATCGTATTGCTACATATAATGGTGAGGCCGTAACATACGATACCGATGGCAACATGACATACGGCCCGCTAAACGGTCAAATGGCATACTTCACTTATGATTCACGCAACCGTCTTATAAGCGTTGCCGGCCCAAACATAGGCAAAACTGTCTACGAGTACGATGCTGACAATAACCGTGTGGCCATGACTGTAAACGGAGCAAGGATAGAGTATGTAATAAATCCCAATGCTAACCTTGCAGAGGTGCTGATGTCAATAAGTCCTGACGGAAGCGCCACTTATTATGTTTACGGGCAGGGACTTATTGGCCAGGAAGATAAAAACGGGCAATACCTCGCGTTTCACTTTGACTATAGGGGCAGTACAGTTAATCTTACGGATTCGACCGGTAAGGTAACTGACAGTTTCTTCTATGCGCCATACGGGGAGCTTATAGACCACATCGGTAATACAATAACACCTTTCATCTTTAACGGCCAGTACGGGGTAATGACCGATGCAAACGGTTTATATTATATGCGTGCTAGGTACTATAACCCTGATATCAAGAGATTTATTAACCAGGATGTTGTTCTTGGTAACGTCTCTGACGGGAGGACATTAAACAGGTACGCGTATGTAAACGGAAATCCAGTATCTTTTGTTGATCCATTTGGACTAAGTGCGGATGGCGGAATAGCGTATAATTTTTTCGCTGGCTTTTTCGATTTCTTCAAAGATCAATTTAGTGGATTGATTTCTATGGGTAAAGAAATATGGAATGAATATTTAAACCCTTTCACTATAAAAAGCCCTAAAGACTTACTAAACCGTTTCTTTTTCCCAATCAAGCTAGCAGGTGAAACAATCATCAGCACAGGTAAGTGGGCATGGGATACAAGTAAAGGAATATATCAAGATGTGTCTAATGGCAATTGGAACGACTTGTCATATAGACTTGGAGGATTAGCGGCTGCAGTTGTAGAGGCAGTTATCTTACACAAAGTTGGAGGAGAAATAGGAGGAAAGCTTGCTAGAAAAGAGAGCGAGGTAGTTCCTAAAAGAGGCATTTTGACTAGAGATATTGAATTGGGAAATAAATCAGTAAGTTCTCAACTCGCTAGTCTTCAAAAAACATTTGAAGCTCTTGTTGAGAAACATGTATTACCCGATTTCAGGAAAATTGATCCAAACCTTGAGGCTGGGTACAGGGGTTCCTTTAAAACAGGAAGAGTAGGAAATCCCACTAAACCGACCTTTGGTCAATTAATTGATCTGAATAGTTTTGATATTGACTACTGGATCAAAAGCGATAAACTATACGAGATGTACGGAAATAGTTTAAAAGCACATCCAGAATTCAGAGGAATATTATCAGAAACGCCGGGTTTTGAAGGATTAAGACCTAATAAATCAGGGTTTTCGATAAAATTCTTACCGTATGATTAGATCAATGCAATATGCAGTGAAACTTTTGTTCTTACCATGTAATGCCTTGTTCAACTGCAAAAGGAGTTCGCCTACCACCAGAAAAGATCGAATCTAAGCCGTTCAAAAGTTATCATAGTTTTTTCATTGTAATGGCTTATAATAGCCATTTCTCCAGTATTTGAAAAGCTTTTTGCATTGGAGTCAATAACTACACATTTAATTTGTTGTTTGTAAATTTAGAAGGAGGGAATTTATGGCCGATATATTTGGCGCTTTTGCAGAATTCTTGATTCAAACTGATGTGTCTTTACGTACTTTAGGAGAAAAGATTAGTGAGCATTTAGAAATACAAAACCTGAGAATAGAGAATAAGGAGTATGAACCTTATGATGAAATAATTCTTGCCGAAACACTTGGCTTTGAGCTTGAAATTAAACAAGTAAGCGATCCATATTGGCCAATGTTTAACTATACTTTTTCGATGATAACATCTGATTCTTTTCTAGAAATATCAGAGGATCGTATGTTTGATTTGTCATTTTGGATGGCGCGTTATGTTTCACTAGTTTGTAATATTTCAACATTAGTTGTCAATAAGGACAAAAAACAGGGACGAATATTTTATCGTGAGATCGGCTCAAATAAACGATGTAGCAGTACAATGGTAAGCATAAATGCAGATCACTTAACTTAGTGACCAATGTTGTTGTTGCTATTGACTGCTTAGTTTTGGTGCTTATCGGCGGCATTCCCCAGCTGTTACAAGTGGAGACGGTGTTATGGGTGACGACTCTTTTGTAAAGCTTCAAGGAGTTCATGAGAGAAACCCTGAAACCTCCGAAACAAATATTATCCTGAAATTTAGCTGTGGGTTATGAAAATTCATCAGTTCGTTCAAAATGTTTCAGGATAATATTGTTTACACATTATGCCAAAGCGAAACTTAGGGCTTATGTGAAAGCAGACAAATTCAATTGAAGCACCTCCAAACAGGTTGCATTAGAGGTAAACATTAAAGAAATAATGCCACCGCTCGTTGAATTGAGATAAATTTTATTCTGAAACTCTTTCATTGAATCAGCTATTTCGCACAAGTTACGTCCAAATTTCAGGATAATATTTGTTTCGGTCTTTACTTGACACATTCGCATACTTCATCCGGTATCAGGATGAACTGTACCGGATACTGAGTGTCCGGGATTCACAGGGGCGCGGGATGTATGTGGAGGTTTTGGCGGATAAAGACACCGCCGCCAAGAGTTGATTATTATGCGTGATTGATGTGGGTGATGATTATGGCGTCGTTTGAATTCAAGCTACCGGAGGACTTTTTGGAGAAGATCACCAAGCTGGGCGACCAAACCGATGCGATTGTTTCTCGTGTCTTGGATGCCGGGGGCGAAGTCGCGCTTCAAGCTGTCAGATCGAAACTCAATGATTCCATCGGGCGCGGGAATAAGACGAATTCCCGGTCGACCGGCGAGCTTGCCGCTGCGCTGGGTGTTTCCCCAGCCAGGATCGACCGGAACGGCAACGCCAACGTGAAGGTGGGCTTCAAAGAGCCGCGCTCCGGGGGCAAAAGCAACGCCATGATCGCCAACGTGCTCGAATACGGGAAACACGGCCAGCCGCCGCGACCGTTCCTCAAGCCCGCGAAGGCCGCCAGCCGAGCCAGCGTTATCGCGGCGATGGAGCAGAAGCTGGATGAGGAGCTATCGAACCTATGAATATATTGTCAGAGTTAAGCGCGCTTTTGAGTAAATTGGCTCCCGTGGAGACCGGCGTGTTCAGCGGTGAGGCCCCGGACGAATATCTTGTCATTACGCCGCTGACGGACTCCTTCGAACTTTACGGCGACAACCGGCCCGAATTCGAGACCCAGGAGGCGCGGGTGTCCATTTACTCAAAGAGCAGCTACATAGCACTTAAAAACCGCGTCGTTTCCGCGCTTCTGGTTGGTGATTACACGATCACCGACCGCCGGTACATCGGGCGCGAGGACGACACCGGATATTTTCATTACGCGGTTGACACCGCAAAGCTATACCCTGTGGAGGTGGATTAATTGGCTACAATCGGCATGGATATGCTGTATTACGCAAAGATAACCGAGGGAACCAACGGCGAGGAAACCTACGGCCCGCCGATCCGTCTGGCGCGGGCGATTCAGGCGGATCTCACCATTGAATTCGCGGAAGCGACCCTTTTCGCCGATGATGGTGCCGTTTATGTCATCAAAGACTTCAAAACCGGCAAACTGACGCTGGGCGTGGACGACATTGGCGTGACGGCGGCCCAGGACTTGACCGGCGCGTCGGTGGATGATAACGGCGTGCTGGTGTCAACCAGCGAAAGCGACGGAGCGCCTGTTGCCATCGGGTTTAGGGCCTTAAAGCCCAATGGAAGGTACCGTTATTTCTGGCTGTACCGCGTGAAATTCGGCACCCCGGCTACAAACCTACATACAAAGGGCGATACGATCACCTTCCAGACGCCGACCATCGAGGGCGTGGTGATCCGGCGCAGCAAGCCGGACAGTCAGGGGAAGCATCCCTGGAAAGTGGAAGTTACCGAGGGCGACGACGGGGTTTCCGCATCTGTCATTTCAAGCTGGTACACCACGGTTTACGAGCCGGTGTTTGGGGCGGGGCCAGCGAAAAGTCCTGTTGTAACCGCTGATATTGTCAGCGCAGAAGAACCGGCAGACCCGAATGAAACAGAACCTGAAGATTATCCCCCTCCTGTGATCAACGCATTCTTGATTATGTCACGGATGGGTTTGAAATTAACCGTCGATTATATGTTTGATCCTGAGTCCACTAATTTCTACATTCGCCTGGCGGATGTTTATAAACGGTATATCGCTTACTGCACGGAAAACGACATCTATTTTACCAATCTTCCGTACAAAGATTTTCTTGCCGAATTGAAAACGTATGACTTCTACGTCGGCAGTGAAAAAAAGAACTGGCCGGACGGAAATGTCCGCAGTGTCTGGGTAGTGGATTTCAAGAAACTTTTAGAGCAATGTGATGTTACGGGTTTTCTGCCTGTTCCCGATGACACCGCTGATTCCGTCGCCGAGGAGGAAAATTGATGGACGAATTTATCGACGACCGCAGCGCGGTGATTACTATCGGCGGTACCGAGTACAAAATGATCCTGACCACGAAGGCCACCAAAGCCATCGCCGGTCGGTACGGCGGTTTGGAGAACCTCGGCGAAAAGCTGATGAAATCAGAGAATTTCGAGCTTGCTCTGGATGAAATTGTGTGGCTCATTACCCTGCTGGCTAACCAGTCAGTGCTGATTTATAACCTTAGCCATAAGGACGCCCCGAAACCGCTTCTTACCGAGGAAGAAGTGGAACTGCTCACTTCGCCTGCGGAACTGGCCAGCTATAAGGCCGCCATCACGGAAGCGATGTTCAAGGGGACGGCCCGGAACGTGGTCAGCGAAGGTGACGCTTCAAAAAACACACCGGGCGCGTAAATGACGCTGAAATGTTTACGCGCCTGTACTATTTCGCCACAGTGCATCTGTGCATGACGGCAGATGAATTCTGGCTGACCCCAATGGGCCAGTTCCTCGATCTCTGGGTTTGCCACAAGCAGTGGCTGGGGATCGAAAAGCCGCATGTGGAGCGGTCTGTGGACGATATTATACCGATGGACTGCCAGTGATCCGTTTGTGTTTCTTCATGTAATACAGCTTGTCTAAAACTGCGGGAAAGGGGGTGGGTACTTTGGCATCGGATTTCGGGCTTCGGATCGGCATCGACGGGGAGCGGGACTTCAAACAGGCGTTGGCCGACATCAATCAGTCCTTCAAAGTCCTCGGCTCCGAAATGGCATTAGTCACTTCGCAGTTTGACAAGAACGATTCCTCCGTAAAGGCGTTGACATCCCGGAACGAAGTCCTAAACCGTGAGATCGAAGCCCAAAAGGACAAAATATCCACACTACGGTCAGCCCTGCAGAATGCCTCCGAAAGTTTCGGCGAGAACGACAAGCGCACCCAAAACTGGCAGATACAGCTTAACAAGGCCCAGGCCGAGCTAAACGGCATGGAGCGTGAGCTCACCGACAATAACAAGGCCCTCAACGCCGAATCCAAAGCCCTGGACGAAACCGGCAGCAATATGAACGATATGGGCAAGGAGACCAAGAATCTCGGCGGCGAGATGGAGGAAACCGGCAAGAAAACCTCCGTCTTCGGCGATGTTCTCAAGGCCAGCCTTGCCGCCGACGCGATCAAAGCTGGGCTGTCAGCTCTGGTCGATATGGTCAAGGCCGTGGGTACGGCTGTGAAAGATTACGTTTCGGACAGTTCCGAAATGGCCGCCAAATCCGCTGAGAATCAGATGAAGCTGACGCAGGTCATGCGCAACACCATGCAAGCGTCGGATGAGGAAATACAGAGTATTATTGAGCTGACGAAGGCCCAGGAGCGGCTCGGCGTTGTTTCGTCCACCGCTCAGATTGCAGGGGCGCAAGAACTGGGTACATATTTAGAGAAAAAATCCACGCTTGAGGGTTTAGTCCCGGTTATGAACGACATGGTGGCCCAGCAATTCGGCGTGAATGCTTCGCAGGAAAACGCCGTAACCATCGCCACGATGCTGGGCAAAGTCATGAACGGACAGGTCGGGGCATTGTCAAGGTACGGGTATTCTTTTGATGAGGCCCAGGCGAAGATACTCAAATTCGGCACCGAATCGGAAAAGGCGGCTGTGCTGACGGAAGTTGTCTCGCAATCCGTCGGCGGGATGAACGAAGCCCTGGCCCAGACGGACGCCGGAAAAATGATTAGCCTGAACAATGTGCTGGATAACACGAAAATCAGCGTCGGCACGATGGCTAATGATTTCAAGGCCCAGATCATGGGGCAGATGCTGCCGTCTATATCGTTGCTGGCGGATGCATTCCTGGGAGTCCTTCAAGGCGAAGGCTCTGTGGAGGATATGTCAGCGGCGTTTTCGGGAGTGTTTACCGACATCGCCGACATAATCGACCAGCAGTTGCCGATGCTTCTGGAACTTGCCAGCCAATTGCTTACCGCCGTCGTGACCGGGCTGACGGACAATATCGATGTAATTATTACCGGTGCATTGTCCGTCGTAGACGCGCTGATCGCCGCGATCATCGATTTACTGCCGATGATCTTGGATGCGGGTACCAAGCTGTTGTTCGGATTGATAGACGGAATTATGGCCGCGCTGCCCTCACTGGCCGAGGCCGCTGTGAAGATGATCGCTATGCTGGCGACAAGTATAGCAGACGCCCTTCCCATGTTGATCCCAACGATTGTCAGCGTGATGAAGCAGATCGTTACTGTTTTAATCGACAACCTGCCCATGCTTCTGGACGCGGCCCTGCAGTTGATCGTCGGGCTGGCGGAGGGAATTTTGGATGCCATCCCGGAACTGGTAAAGGCTCTCCCCGCCATTATTCAGGCGATTGTTGAATTTGTGCTGGGCGCGATCCCGCAGATCATAGAAGCGGGAATCCATCTTTTGGTCTCGCTGGTCGAGGCTCTGCCGGAGATCATCACGGCGGTAGTGGAGGCGATCCCGCAAATCATCAACGGCTTGGTGACCGCGTTAATTAACTCCATCCCGATCATCATCGACGCCGGGGTGAAACTGTTGATCGCACTTATCCAAAACTTACCACTGATCATTACATCCATTGTAAAGGCCATCCCGGAGATCGTCAAGGGGCTGGTGAGCGCGCTCAGTAATTCGATCCCGCAGTTAGTACAGGCCGGAGTGCAGTTGTTAGTATCACTGATCCAGAATCTGCCGACGATCATTTGGGAAATCATCAAGGCGGTGCCGCAGATCATAACCGGGATTGTGAATGCTTTCCGTGACTTGGCATGGCAGATCGTACAAATCGGCGGCGATCTGATCAAGGGGATCTGGCAGGGTATCTCCGATGCCGGAGCGTGGCTCCGGGATAAAATATCCGGATTCTTCGGCGGCGTGGTCAGTTCCATTAAGAGCTTCTTCGGGATCGGCTCCCCGTCGCGGTTGTTCGCCGAATTGGGAGGATTCATGGCCGAGGGGCTGGGCCTGGGCTTCGGGGAAGAAATGAATCGGGTCGGGCGGGATATGCAAAACGCGATCCCTGATGATTTCGATATTGGGGCCAATATCCACGGCGGGTACGCGATGGGCGCTTTGGCTGGGAACCAAATGGAAGCCGGAGTCGTGAACCACTTCCACATCGCGGAGTTAATCGTCCGGGAGGAAGCGGACATCCGTAAAATAGCCGGGCAGCTATTCCGGCTTCAGCAGCAGTCCCAGCGCGGAAGGGGTGTGGTGTTCACATGAGCGGCCTTGGATACGGATTTAAGTTCAATAACCGCCACAGTTCCGAATTCCGGGTGGTGGCAAAGTCCGACGACCGGACGCTCCTGCCGGAAAAACGGCGTAATGAGTTTATTATCCCCAACCGCGACGGCGCGTTGGATTTCGGAAATAACACATTTGAAAAACGGATCATCACGATCCGGTTGTCATTGCTGGCCAAAACGCTGGAAGAACTGCGTTCATCAGCGCGGGCAGCGGCGAAGTGGCTGGCCGGGGAAGGCTACCTGATTTTCGACGATGAGCCGAATAAAGCGTACCGGGCAAAAGTTTACCAGCCGCTGTCCATCACGCAGTTGGTAAACGTCGGGGAAACCTCGGTGCCTTTCGAGTGCGGCCCGTTCGCCGAAAGCCCGCTGTACACGCAGATCACGGAGACTTTTACCAACAGCCCTCACGAAACGCCGGTCAGACCAGCGGGCACCCAGGATATGCCTTGCATCATCATTATCAAAAATATCGGCACTACAAATATAAACAATATCCAGATCACTCGTAAAGCGTCGGGGATGCTCCGAGCCCTTGCCGACGGTGACGATGTCTACCAAATGGACTAAACGAAGGGATATTGTCCTTTTCAAAACTAACTCTGAGTTAGTTTTGACGAGTAAACTAAAATGAAAGGGCGTGACAACGATGTCCAACGCGTCCAATTGGCTGGAAGAGGCGGTTTTGAACCACTTCTTCCGCAATACCCCAACCGCAA